GCTTCTGATGTAACTTTTCCTGTTACCGATTGTGCAAACAACATCATCGGTGTTAGTAGAGTCATCATCATAGCAATTAGATTACGACTTTTCATATCGAATCTCCTTGTTATTGTTTAACGCGACACATTTTTCTACAGGTGTGTCTACTGCCTGTCCGCTTTTTGTATGTGAAATTTTAAGAGGCATACTCTTGGTCATCATTATCACCTGTTAAGGATGGCACCTCACAAGAATCATTATTACAAAACTTATCTATTTCCGCCTCTTCATTCTTGATTACTCCGAATGATAATTTGTTAAGTTTCTTAACTTGTTGATTATATTCTTTTTCATCGATAGCTTCATAAGGCATCTGTGGATATGCTCCCCAATCATGTCTTGGTAAAAGTGATATTCCCTTCAAATGATATTGAAAGTAATTTAAAACGTTAGGGATACTATCTCCCTCTGTTTCTGGATTGAAAGTAACCGTACAACTTACTTGATTGTCAGCCCAATGTCTTTGCATAAAAGCTGCTAAAGAGAACTGTTCCCATATTGAGAGTTCACCTGCAGTTCTTATGCCCTCCCCAACATCAACTGGTACCTCAACAACCATTGTTGTATCCTCTGAACCAAATGCTGGTTCTATTTTATAACCTGATTTTTTCATTGGTTCAATTAACTCAGAATGTTTTGATAATCTTATTCTTCTTATGTAGAATCTACTTTCAGGATAATGTAGACCTGGTGTAGCACCAGCTAAAAGTGAAACTGTACCACTTGGTTTTACCGAGGTTGTCTTAATTGACTTTGGAACGGCAAACCAATCTGAGTATTGTTTATCCCATTCTTGTATAACATCATAACCACCCTCTAACCACTCTTTTAATTCGTGAAGTCCATGATTAGTTATAAATTGTGCAACTCCACTTACACTACAACCGATTCTTCTATTTCTTAACATGACCCTATTTGTATCAGCCCAATGAGTTCCACCTAACGTTACTGTCTTGGCATATAGATATGCATATTTCAATGTTCTTGCATAGTCCTCAAAGGAATCATGATTATTTGGAAATGTTTCCACTAAACAACATAACTCATAAGATTCTAATGTTTGTTCCAAACATGGATTACCACCCATAGCTCTATGGTCTTTGTTGTCTCCACCATTCTTCATTCTTGAATAGTGTCTCATATTTTCTAACCAAGCGAAACCAGGTTCTCCATTATCTACAATTCTCTTTGCTGCATCTGTGTAGTCCATACCAAGTTCTGCAAATATTGAATTGTTAGATGTCCAACCGTATTGGTCTCTATGTGGATTTACGTTGTAGTTTTTTAAATCTAAATATTCTTCATTATCAGGTTCACCAAAAACAATTTCTGCAGTTCTTCTAACATTACCAGCTACAACACATTTACCAATTAGATTCATAATATCAACAATGGTTGTAATTGTTATTGGTTCCCCACTATTCTTCTCAAGAACTTCTGTAATACTTTCATGAACTTCTTGTAATGGTTCAGGCCCACTTGAAACCCCACCAAACCCTTTTATTGGCACTCCAGCTGGTCTAACCTCATCATAATTAAAATTTACTTTGGGTTGTCCATGAAAATAACTTTCTAATAATAGTTTTAGTGATTCAACCCAACCCTCTCTAGTATCTGGTATTACAAAGGTTGTCTCTCTATCCTTATCCACACCTTTAATAATTATTTCACCAGCACCCTTTGTATCAAATCCTACACCAACACCTAACATTGATGCATCCATTAAGAAACAAAATGGTTTTGAATAATCTTCTTTAAGTGTTTTAGTTGATACAAAAGCACAATTATTTAATGCTGCATATAAACCTTTTTCCTCAGTAACAGGTGTCCCCATAGCCCATAAACCACGACCTGGTGGTAAGAACTTCATGTTAAATATTCTATCATACATTTCTTGAGCTGACTTTTGAGCTTGCCATGCATTCCAACCTAATGATAAGGATTCGATATGACTTTTTTGCATTGAGTAAGTTCCCTCTACAACCCTTTGTACAGTCTCCCACCATCTCTCGTTTTTACCATCATCCTTGATTCTTGAATAGGTTCTCATATACACCAACTCACCTAAACCATTAAAACCAAAAGGTGCTTTTTTCCTTTTATACTTGTTTATAAACTTTTCTGATAACTTAAATTTTTCCATTTTTACTCCTTTGTAACAATGATAAATATAATATATACTAAACTAATTCCAAAATTTATTCAAAACCTTGAACATTTTTTTGCATATCATTAAATTTATTTTTTAATTCTTTTCTCAAGAACTCTTCACTGTTATTCATCTTACTCTGTGCATCCTTACCGAATTGTGTATTACCCTCAAATATTTGTACCTGTCCGACATTTGTATTGATAGTCGCTGGATATGTAATACCATCGATACCAAATCTATTTTTTATAACATGAAAACGACCTGTGTTAGCTATCTTATCTTCTACCTTACGACTCATACTCATAACAAAATCGGCCGTCATCACTTTACTATAATCCTCTGCAACTTTGTCCGCCCCAATAACATCCTCTTCTAATGCTGAACGATTAGCTTGTGAAGCTGTCCATATCGGAATCTCTAACTCACCAGCTAAACCTCTTAGGTCTTCATAGATATTACCTATCGCATGTCTTTTCTCTCTAAAATTACCTGTTGGCATTAGGATGTCAGCATAATCAACTAAAACGACACTTGGTTTGATACCGTTAAGTTCTATCTGTTTTAAATGTGCTCCTAAAGTTTGAACACTAGCTGCTTTTGTAGGAAAATATTTTATCAATAACTTACCACCCAATTTTTCAATCTTTGTCTGAACCTCTTCTTTATGAAATTTTATATTAGCTGTTGTTACACCACTGAATATGGAATCATATCGAAGTCCCACATAATTTTCATTTAACTCTAAAGTGTAATGAACCACAACCCCTTTTTTCTGTAAGACTCCAGCACCTAAAGATTGTAATGTCCAAGATTTACCAATACCAGCTGGAGCTACAATCACACCTAACTCACCAGCACCTAAACCACCATCCATGATGTCATTTACAACATCCCACGGTGTCGATACAGTTGTTCTAGCTGACTCCTCTAATCTTAAATTAAATGATGGTATATAATCATGACCTAAATCTTTACTTGTTCCAGCTTTCATAGCATCATCTATTATTGTTTTTATACCGTCATAATCTTTATTCTCTAACAAATCAACAGACTCTAAGATAGCATTCTTTAAGGTTTGATTTTTACAAAAATCTAAAGTTTTATTTTTTACAAAATCTAAATCTGTTGACTCAATGTTTTTCCAAGTGTCTCTGAGCTTTTCTACAACACCTGATTTTAAGACATCATTTTCCAACTCTTCTATTTTATATTTTATAACTTCAAGTGTTGGTTGTTTTTTATATTCATAAAAATATTCTTTAATCATCTTCACTAACCATTTGTTAGAATCAGAATCAAACATATTAGGATTCAATATATCACTAATTGTTTGTATGAATTTTTTATCACTTAATAATGAAGCTATTATTTTGGATTGAAACGATGTTCCAAACTTTGTTAATGTTTCACTCATGTTTTATTTGCGTATCTATTTAATTGATTAAAATTAGTAAGTAACCAGCTTGTTACATTTGGTAATGCTGTAAAAAGTTTATCCTCAAGAAACATTTTTTCAAACTTATACTTTACTAATTTATTTATTGGTTCATTTATTTTTTGTATGATTTTAGTTTTTGTATTACCAGATATGTCAACTTCATGTAACTGCATTAATTTATAGTTTCTCTCGATGATTTCTTTAGAATCTGGTAACACTTTGATAATGTCATCTATATTACATATCTTGTTATCAGATAAAAATGGTAATTTTTTTTTGATTGTTTTTAATCCAAGACCTCTAACGCCAGATATGTTATCTGACTTATCACCGTCCAAAACTCTATACCAAATAAAGTTCTTTGAAAATATTCCAAACTCCTCAAAAACAGATTCATCATCATACATTTTCTTTTTACTTGGACTCCAAATCTTTACACGACCATTTGCAAGCTGAAGAAAATCTTTGTCGGTTGACATTATGACCACTTTAGATTTTGGTAACGCCTGTTCAGCCAAGTACCCAATAGTATCATCTGCTTCTATGTTATCATAAGAAAGAACCGTTACAGGTAGCGTATCTAAATATTCCACACACCTTTGGAGTTGCATA